CCGCTATGTCTCTAATGATCTCAACAAAACTTTCTCACTCACCTACGTATATCACACCGGCACTGACCTGGACAAAAACATCGGCCCTGCAGTAGACTACCTCGCACTGCTTGGTACGGCGAAACATCCGGTAGGAGAGCTCAAACAGGAGTTTTATAAACTCGGTGTATCCTATAGTGTATCTACCGGGCGTGACCGCATCGCAGTGAAGCTCTCGGGTCTCGAGGAGAATGTCGCCAACTGCCTCGACCTCCTCACCGACTACCTGATCAATGCGAAAGCTGACAAAGAAGTGTACAACAACTATGTGAGCGATGTGCTGAAGAAACGCGCCAATGCTAAAACCAACAAAGGCGTGATCCTCCAGCAGGCCATGGTCAACTATGCCAAGTACGGCCCCGCAAATCCATTCACGAATATCCTCTCGGCGGACGAGCTGAAAAATGCTGATCCGGAGAACCTCGTATCGCTCGCTAAAAAAGCACTCGCTACTCCGGACGAAGTGTACTACTATGGGCAGAAGAAAATAGCCGATGTCACCGCCATGCTCAATGCCAATATGAAAGGCATGAAGGTAAATGCAAAGCAAGACAAACGTTTCCCGGAGGCCCCCCTCGACAAGCCGACAGTCTACTTCTGCAACTATAACATGAAGCAGGCCGAAGTCATCATGCTGGCCAGGGATGAGAAGTTTAACAAAGACCTCTTCCCCTTCATCACACTTTATGCTGACTACTACGGATCGGGCTTGTCTTCTATCCTGTTTCAGGAGGTGCGTGAGAAGATGGGCCTCGCATACAGTGTGAATAGCTCGATCTCTGCGCCACAGTATGCCGATGAGTCGCACTACATACAGTGCTACGTAGGCACACAGGCCGACAAACTGGAGACCACCATGAAGCAAATGAGCACCCTGCTCAACACCATGGTCGAAGTGCCTAAGCAGTTTGAAGGCGCTCGTCAGTCATCGCTCAAAAATCTTGAGAGCGAGTGGGTCACAGGGGAAGGAATCTTCGCCGCCTATGATCGCGCCACCAAGCGCGGCCTCACTTACGACGTCCGCAAGGACATGTACGCCAAGATCCCGACCATCGGCATGAAAGACCTCGAAACATTCTTCAATAAGCATGTCAAAGGAAAATCATTCACCTACCTCGTCATCGGTAAAAAAGAAAACGTCGACTTCAAAGTTCTCGAGACACTCGGCACTGTCAAGGAACTGACCCTCGATCAGGTCTTCGGATATTGATTTTCCATTCTGAATGAATGAAACCAAATGCCATCTCTGAATACGGGAGATGGCATTTCTATTTGTCCAGGAATTTGCAAATGCGTTTTGCTTATGTTGTCATTTCGAGCCGGCTGTTCTGAGAGAAATCTTTTCTTGTATTCGTTTTCGATTTACTTTGAATTTATTAACTTCAAAATCATGAAGCATTTGAAAATTATTATATTGATTATAAGTGCCGCAGTTTTTGTCGCTGTGTCAGGGTGTAAAAAGCATGATGCAGTGCAAAATACAATACATAATATAAGCGGAAATTTTCTTGATTCCGTTATAGGTAATTATAGTTGCATTGAGCACTATTTCTGGTCTGATATACTTTCTCAAAATGGACAGAATACACCAGTTTTTGGCGACTCGACTATAGGGCCGGTTTTATTGTCTGTTCAGGCGAGTTCTGACTCTGCAGTGATCATTAATGGAGTGGTCTATTCTTTTTATTCAGCTACAGATTCTACTATGCAACTATATGGACCAGTAGACTCGATACCATCGACTTGCAATTTCAAATTTACCAACGATAGTATTTATCTACAGCAGACACTTAGCTGGGGTGCTTCACATGAGTATTATTATTACTATACAGGGCATAAGCGATAGACTTATCAGGCTTAATATCCCAGATGCCTCCTCACAACAGCATATTATCAATCAATCTCCCCCCGCCTATCTGAGCAGCTACCAGCGCCACTGCATGAGTGCTGGCCGTGATCGTTTTGATCGGCTTTAGCGTCTTCGCATCGCGGATCGCCACATACTCCACTTTAAACTCCGGAAACGAAGCCAGCCTCTCGTAAGCCACCTTCTCAATTTCTGCCGCAGGGCGCCCCTCGCCCCTCGCTACACGCCCCTTGATACTCTTCAATGTCTTGGATATCTCCACTGCCACCTGGCGCGAGTGCTTGTCCAGTCGCACATTGCGCGAGCTCATCGCGAGCCCATCCTTTTCCCGCTTGATGGGGCAGGTGATCAGCTTGATCTTGAGATGGCGGAGCGAGATTAGTTTGGTACAGATCATAGCCTGCTGGTAGTCCTTCTGTCCCATATACAGGTGATTAGGCTCGACAGCGCGTAGAAGTTTCTCCACGATCTGCGCCATCCCGTCAAAATGCCCCGGGCGAAACTCACCCTCCAGCGTAGTCGCCATATAGCCAAAGTCCAGCGCCTCCGTGTTCTTCAGTCCCTTAGGGTACATCTCTGTCACAGAGGGCAGGAAGAGTACATCACAGCCTGCAGAGATGAGCATCTGCATGTCGCTCTCGATAGTCACCGGATATTTCTCAAAATCCTTTGGATCATTAAATTGTGTTGGATTCACAAAAATGGAGCACACGGTCAGGTCATTTTCGCGTTTAGACTGCCGGATCAGGGATATATGCCCTGCATGCAGGGCCCCCATAGTAGGTACGAAGCCCACTTTTCCACCTCCCCTTTTGAATGTAATTATCTGATTGTTAATATCTTGTATGGTCTTTATAATCTGCATGGGCACTGTTCACAATATTACACAGAGTGTAGCGTTTTGTATTCTTTCGGAAATTTATTAGTATCTTTGTACTCCGCAAAATAAACTTTTTATTAGTTAACCATAAAACATAACGAGATGGAGAAAAAGAGAATTCTGATTGTGACCCATGAAATGGACCCTTACATCAACCTCACTCAAGCAGCCAAAATAGCTAACTCTCTGCCAAAATACCTGCAGGACAATGGAATGGAAATAAGAGTACTGATGCCTAAATTTGGCAACATAAATGAAAGAAGGCATCGTCTTCATGAAGTAGTACGTCTCTCAGGTATCAATGTCATCATCAATGATGAAGATTACCCTCTGGTAATCAAAGTCGCATCTCTGCCGGGCGCACGCCTCCAGGTTTATTTCCTTGACAATGAAGACTTTTTCAAGCGCAAGAATGTATTTGAAGATGATGACAATAACTTCTTTGAAGACAACTCTGACCGTATGATCTTCTTCTGCAAGGGGGCACTCGAGACCGTCCGCAAATTCGGATGGGCGCCAGATCTCATCCACTGCTTCGGCTGGATGACGAGCCTGATCCCTATGTTCCTCAAGACGACGTACAAAGACGATCCGATCTTCGCAAATAGCAAGGTGGTCTACACCGTGTCAAACAACTACTTCGAGAGCAAACTGAAGAAAGACTTCACTACACAGCTCCAGATCAGCGACAGTATTACTAAGAAGCACGTGGATTTCTTTAAGGATGGTGATAATACCAGCCTGAATATCGGTGGTTCTGAGTTCGCTGACGCCCTGCTGATCGAAGACGATCTGAATGACACCATGTCTGCCTACATCAAGAAGGCCAAGAACAAAAAGGTACTCAAGGTAAATTCAAACGAAGACGCTTCATTGCCGTTGGTCAGTGATTTCTACAAGAATATTTTGGCTAACTAACATTTAAAGCATCTGTCGGTTGAAGAAGAATCTCTCTAAGCTTTGCTACGCTATCTGTGCAGTGATGCTGCTATGTCAATTGAATGCCTGCAAAGACCCCGTGATCGCTGATAGCGGTAAAGCAGTGAATCTAGCTCAGCTTAGTCTATCTCATATAGATACCTGTTCGGTCCTGATCAATACAGTGCCGGACAGGCCTCTTTTGGCATCCGGTGTCTCTACCGGAGTGCTGGGATCGGTGGACGATCTTTTCTTTGGCAATAACTTTGCGAGCATTTATGCGCAGAGCCTCCTGATCAATGGTACACCTAATAGTTTCGCAAACTGTGTGGTGGATTCTGCCGTACTCGTCATGCCCTACATGAGTACAGCCGGCCTCTATGGCAGCTGTACCAAGCCCATCGACATCTCAGTCTATGAGCTTTCGCAGGATATGGTGCCTGGCAGTACTTACTATAGTGGGGATGCCTTCTCAGTATATCCCACCCCTATAGGTCAACGGCTAAACTATGTAGCTGACCCAGTGGATAGTATATTCATGCTCGACCCTCTCGCAGGTCAGGGTGGAGTAGGTCTGGAGGTGCCATACCACGGGCAGGCGCCGGCGCTGCGGGTGAGATTATCAAATAACTTTGCCAATAAGCTCCTCAATGCACCGGATTCAACGCTCCTTGCATCATCGACCTTCATCGAATATTTCAAAGGCCTCTACATCACTACCAATCAGCACAAAGTCGGCAACGGCTACATGTACTTCGCGCTGAATAGCTCGGGTATCAATCTCTACTACCACCATGCAGGAGCCATCGATACATCTGTGTATCAGTTTTCACTGTCTACATACGGCGTCACGGTAAATCACTTTGACCACTTCTATGGAGGCACTCTGGTCCAGCAGGCCCTGAGCTATCCTAACCCGGCCGGTGACAAATTCGGCTATGTGCAGGCTGGCGGCGGCACCAAACTGAAAGTCACCATCCCTGGACTGAAAAACCTACCTACTAATATCGGTGTCACCAAGGCTGAACTGATCATGCCTATCCTCGATACTCTCATCTCACAACCGGCATACCGGCCACCCTCTGCGCTCACGCTATACAGAATAGACGATCATGACTCTACAGAGGTGCTCAATGGAAACAATGCCTCCGGAGCAGGCTACCTGACCACACGGATCGATGAGTCTGGCCGTAGCTATGTCTGCTATGTCTTTAATATCACGGAGTACGTCCAGCGCGTGCTAAACGGATACTACTCAAACAATAACGGATACTATGTGGCGTACTCATATACTGTGCGGGGTGATCGGACCATCATCCTAAACGACCGGAGCGATCTGACCAAGCTCGCCCGGCAATGTAAACTAAAGATTACTTACACAAAACTCAATTAGCGTATGTGCGGAATAGTGGCATACATCGGTCAGCGCGAGGCATACCCGATCCTGATCAAAGGTCTCAAAAGATTAGAATACAGGGGTTATGACAGCGCAGGCGTAGCATTGCTAAACGGTAAGCTGAACGTCTATAAGACGAAAGGGAAAGTCAGCGATCTCGAGCATGTAGCGGAGGGGCATACGGTAGCTGCTCATCTCGGTATGGGCCACACACGCTGGGCTACACATGGTGAGCCAAACGATGTCAACTCACACCCCCACCTCTCTCAGGATGGCAATCTCGCTATCATTCACAATGGCATCATAGAAAATTATGGCACGCTGAAAGAAGCACTGCTCGAGCGAGGCCATATATTCAAAAGTGAAACAGATACAGAAGTGCTGATCCACCTCATCGAGGAGATCAAAAAGAATACAAACACTGAGCTGGACGAGGCAGTGCGCCTCGCACTCAATGAAGTCGTAGGGGCATATGCCATCGTCATCATATCAAAAGACGACCCAACCAAACTGATCGGCGCCCGCAAAGGCAGCCCGCTAGTAGTAGGCATAGGGGAAAACGGTGAATATTTCATGGCATCTGATGCCTCTCCGATCATCGAGTACACTAAAGATGTGACATATCTCGAAGATGGCGAGATCGCCTTCATCAAAGACGGCCAGCTATCTATCAAGACCATCGACAATGTGGCCAAGACCCCATTCATCCAGACGCTGGAGATGAACCTCGAAGCGATAGAAAAAGGCGGCTACACCCACTTCATGCTGAAAGAGATCCACGAGCAGCCAAAGTCTATCTATGACTCCCTCAGGGGGCGCTTTGATACGACCACTGGTCTCTTTGCGATGCGCTCGCTGAAGGAATATGAGCACAAGATCAAAAATCTCAAGCGTATCATCATAGTAGGTTGCGGTACCTCATGGCATGCAGGTCTGGTGGCGGAGTATCTCTTCGAGGATATCGCGCGCATCCCTGTGGAGGTAGAGTATGCATCCGAGTTCCGCTATCGCAATCCTGTGATAGGAGAGGATGATCTCATCATCGCTATATCACAATCGGGAGAGACGGCAGATACCCTCGCCGCTATTGAGATGGCAAAGGAAAAAGGCGCTACCGTTTTCGGCGTGTGCAATGTAGTAGGTTCATCCATACCACGCACCTCACATGCCGGTGCCTACACACACGCTGGTCCCGAGATCGGTGTCGCATCGACCAAGGCCTTCACTGCGCAGGTATCAGTCATGATCCTGCTAGCTCTGGGCTTCGCAGATATCAAAGGCAAAAAGACCAAATCCGAGCTCCGAAATATGATGGCCGAGCTCGACGCCATACCAGCCAAAGTCGAAAGAACGCTGAAATGTGAAGAACAGATCAAGGAACTCGCCAGCATGTTCGCTCACGCACGAAATTTTCTTTATCTCGGCAGGGGCTATGGTTTCCCTGTGGCACTGGAGGGCGCGCTGAAACTGAAAGAGATCTCCTACATACATGCAGAGGGCTATCCCGCTGCGGAGATGAAGCATGGACCTATAGCGCTCATCGACGAGGAGATGCCGGTCGTCGTCATCGCTACCAGGAACGCTCACTACGAAAAGATCATCAGCAATATCCAGGAAGTCAAAGCCCGCAAAGGCAAGATCATAGCCATCGTGACCGAAGGGGATACGAAGGTCAAAAATATGGCTGACTACGTGATCGAGATACCTGATGCACCTGACGCTATGGTGCCGCTGCTCGCTACTGTACCGCTCCAGTTGCTCTCCTACTATATTGCCCTGGAGCGTGGATGCAATGTCGACCAGCCAAGGAATCTGGCCAAGTCAGTGACCGTAGAGTAAGTACCCCTCATCTCAAAGCGGATACATCATGGCAAAGAAATTCGCCAAAATACTGGCTCGGATCATACTCACTGTGTGGATCCTGATCTGGCTCACCTATCTGTCATCAGAGCTATCATCCCCTGTAGAGGCCTTCACACGTCTGGGAATCATTACAGTCCCTGTACTTATCGTTACGTTTATTCTGATCTGGCTCAGCAGGGATAGGGGCGACTAGTGCGCCGGTTTCACCGTCTCGATATTCACCTCAAAACCCTTTAAGTATAAAGGTGCCCTGGGATTGCGTGGCCCTATAGGTGGCGGCGGTACACCCTTGTCATGGCGGGTGATCTTCACACTGGTCGCATTTTCAAAATCAAATTTTTGCGCCTCGGTCCACTTCGTTTTTTCATAGGCCAGCAGTGAGTCCATTGCTTTCTTGTGCGTCCCTTTTGCTACATAGAAAGTCGTCTCATTCGTCTGCCGATTGCCTTTGATATAGTCTTTCATCTCTGCTATGATATTACCCTGCATATCCCAATAGATGCCCGTCGATCCATCGGCGCTGATTTCAGACTTCTGGTGGCGGCCGTCGGGATAGTATTCGGCGAAACCAGCCTTGGTATTTTCTTTCCGGTATCCGTTTTTATAGGTCACAATGATGGTATCAGCGATCATCTCATGATTCTTTCGCGTATAGACCAGGCGGGTCTTCTCATTTCCTTTCTTATCATAAAATTTCCACTCACCCTTCATATAGCC